GTCAACAAACTCGAGGATCTTGCCCGGCAACATCGACACCTCGTCGATGATCAGGATGCTGGTGCCATTGATGCGTCCACTCAGCGCGTGCCAGTGCAACCCCTGCGTCTGCATGTACTTGTAGTAGTCCTCGAACGTCTGGTGCTCCTTGGGACCGATGCCGATGCCTGCCCACCGGTAGATGGTGCTGGTGTTGATATCCTGCCCAAACATGGTGCTCAGTTTGTCGCGCAGGTTCAGTGCAGCCACCCCCGTGGTGGCACAGACCTTGAGCGAGCGATGCCCGACACGTTGTCGGATGATCTCGACGGTTACCGACGATTTGCCGGTCCCGGCTGGGCCGGTGATAAAGACGTTGTGCCCTTCATTCACCTTGCCGATGGCGACCATTTGGTCGGGATCAAACTTCACGGTAAACCTCCTCGTCGTGGCTGTCGTGGTCTGGGTCGATCTCCTCGGTGCAATTGCAATCATCAACCCGGTTGCAGACATCACTCACCGTTTGGCGAAAGATGCTGTCGTAATTCACTCCGTATTGCTCTGCGTCGTATGGACGACGTGCGTCTCCTTTTCCTGCGCTCATGGTTCTTCCTCCTCAATTTCAGTTTCTTCGATGTCGATCTCTTCTTCCTTGTAGCAAAGTGGGCATGACGTGTCGGCTCGAGGCCAATCACGACTGCCACATCGTGTGCATGGCCAATTCATTGGACTGCTCCTTTCCAGAATAGGAACAATGCAGTCAGCCGTTGGATCAATTGCTTGCGCTTGGCTTCGCGTTCAGCGCGGATGCGTAGGCCGTTGATAATGTCGAGCGTGAGGATGGTATCACGTCCGATGACTTCGATTTGGTTTCTTAGTTTCATAGGTTTGGATTCTCTTTGATTGTTTTGATGATGATCAGGCACCCGGATGGTGCGTATTTATCTGCCCAGCGTTTGCGAATCTTGAGATTGCAGACTTGGTCGTCGTCTTCCCAGACATCGATGTCAGACAATGCGTCCATCACCGCTTTGGCAAGGTTGTCGGCATCGGGTTTCTGGGCGTGTAAGTGTTGGGGGGAATTGTCCTTCAGCCCACCGTTACCTTTGAAATGGTTCTTTGGTCTAGGCATTCTGAATTCCAGTGTCAGATCAATTGGATTGGCCAGCGATGACCGTGCAAGCACGATGCACGCATCCTTGACTGCCTTCTTCCACACGTCGGCGGTATCTGGGTTGTACATCCGGGCGTGACCGCCTCTAGCAACAGCCCGGGCGCGGGGTTGCGCTTTCGGGATGCCCTCGGCAAAGATGTTGAAAACAGTGATGATATCGTCTTCGTTCATTGTGCTTGATTGAGATATTGTGCGATTTCCCGCGAGAACTGAGTTTGAAGCGAGTGGAACCAGTTGATCTCGTCAATGCTCAATGAAAGACCGGGATTCTCTTCGCATAATTCTTCAATGATTCGCTCGAGCATTCTCATCTCGCCGCCAGTCAGAACGTGGTAGCATTTACGAAGCAGGGCGACGGCGATATCGATGGTTTCTTTTTCCTCGTTTGGATGCACAAAAAAAGTTCTAGGAGTGTTCATTTGGTGGAGATGATTGGTTTTTTGAAGGCGCGGAGACCGACTGTTTCGGCCCATGTTGCTACGTTGAGATTTAATGATTCGAGCTTTTTGAAATGTTCTAGAATTGCTGATCGTTTAACCGTAACTTCAGTCAAACCTTCTGTCACATAATGCAGTGTTTTTATGCTGCAAACCTCGAAATCCCATGCAAATCGCACGCCTTGGGCGATCTTAGTAGAAGCGAGGTCATTGGATGCCTCCATTCGAGCTGCCAGCGTGTCCTGACGCTCTTGCTCGGCCTGCTTTGCAGCGACAATGTCGGACATCTTGCCGGTCGATTCAGCGGCATCCTGTGCGGTTTCCGCAGCCTCACGCGCCTTGTGCGCATACTCAAATGCCGCCCGCTCAGCTGCCTCACGCTCCTGCTGGAGCACCGCCACCGCCTCCGCATGGTCGCCCACCAGTCGCTTGATCCGCGCCTCCTCATCCTCGATCTCAGCGAGGAAGTTCTTCGCCGTCGCATCGATCAGCTTGCCGATGCGGATGACCGGTTCCTTTATCTCTTTGCGGCTCTTATCGACGAGGATCCTCATCTGCGCCAGCGATCTCATGTGGTACGCAGCGTCGGCTGATTCGTCGTTGTTGGTGACCGAGTTGACATGAGCTGATGCGACCAGCAGGTTGCGCTTTTGTTCCTCGGCCTGCGGTGTGATGGTGAGCGAATATCCTTCGCCCGACAGTATTAGTGCGGTTTCGTTTGTCATTGGATAAATTTGGTTTTGTTGGTGGGATCAATGTGACCAGTGCAGATGCATTGGCCGATGTTTAACAGGCGGCAGGCTGTACGGTAGCAAACGTCGCACAGTCCATCTGGACATGGCTTGTTGCGCTTTGCCTTGGCTTCAGCCGCCATCTTCTCGCGGATGCTCAGAACGGGTGCGCCGGTGGACGAACCGTGTTCGGGTGCTCCCAATACGCAAACCTCTGGATCAGGATCGGGAATTGCTCCTGCCCCCGAGCGCGGATCGCTAGCCATGCCACCTCTGGGTCCTGCGGATCCGACATGATGCACAGGTAACTCGCCAGCGAGTTGACGATGTGGTGCCACGTTTCGATCGCCGCTGATGGGTTTGCTGGCACCATTGGTACCCCTTCCCCGGCGTTGCTGCCAAGTGTGCGGTTTTCTGGTTCCCACAGAACCTCCACCGGCTGGGATACGTCCGGGCGTTGTGGTGCCGTGGTCGGAGTGATCACCAGCCCACGGTGCTTTCCCGGCTGTGTAATCCGCTGGATCGCGTCCTCGGCTTCTTGGTCAATTGCAACTGGCAAGGATTCCTTGATGGTTGGTTTAACGGCTGCCTTTTTGGCAGCAATTTTTTCTGATAGGGTCATTGGAGTGATTGGGTTGCCCGTCTCTCCGGGCTGTCACGGTGCTAGTTGTGATCACCGTTTCACTCGACTTAATCAGTAGTCGGCGACTGGTGCCGGTGGCTCGGAGTCGATGTATTCCTTCACCTCTTGCAATGCTGCGATCAACTGGCGATCGGCTTTGAGCGGTTTTGGCATTGCCACCCCGACAGGCAACCATTTTTCTACCAGTGCTTTGACTGCATCCTCAGCAAGGTCACCAAGGTCAACACCCGAATGGGCTCCGACGTGGACCTTCACCTTCTGCCAGTCAACCCGGCCTTCGTCTTCCTTGGCCGCAGGTGCCTTCTTGTAGCCTGCTTGCTCGCCGGTGGCGGCAGGTTGTGCATCGCGGTCTTTGACCCGCTTGTACGCTCCGCTGGCAGCGATTGGATCACCCGACTTGTGCGGACCGACGAATGAAATCGTCGCATAAACAGCACCGGTCTCGATCTTCTCGTGCTGGATGATCAGACTGACTGGAGTTCCGATGAGACCCTCGGTGTCGAACTCTTGCAGCTCAAGTGCCGTCAGGTCGCGGCCCATGATCTTCTTGAGGTCTTTTCGGAACGATGCCTTCTCGTTAAGAGATGGCGTGTAGCCACGGGACCAGACGCAGAATCGACGACCATCGTCGTTGGTAACCTCGGTTTCGTACACCAATCGGAATTCCTCGCGCTCGCCGAACTTGGTAGTGCGGGTCTTGAGTGGTGTGAGATCGACGATCACTGCTTTTACAGTTCCATCGGTTTCTGGATGCGGTGTAAATTCGCCGCCTTGTTTTCTTTCGCTTAATTTCATATCGTTGTGTTCGTTGTATTCGTTGTATTCGGGTCACTGTGACCGGAAAGTGGTTAGAAAAGGGGTGCGAGGATCCGTGCTTGCACGCAGCCTTTGTGGATTTGGATCAAGTGCTTTTCGCTTAACGTGCCAAGCGATTCTAGAATCAGGTGCGATACCGAGTCTAGCTCGCAAACAGTAATGCAGATCTGCCCATGTCCTGCGGCAGTCGATTTAGCCGAATAGCCATTTTCGGCTGCCTGACGCTGAATTCCTGAGCGCATCGATTTCTGGACAACAAATTGATCCCCGAGCTTGGCGACCGATTTGAAATATGTCTTCCAGTCAATGCGGCCACCGACTGATGTTGGTAATTGGTCGTATTCGATCATGCTGTCAAAATGGTGTATGTTCCCCATAGCAGGGCAATGATGACTACCTCTGATAGGGTCCACAAGAGGCCGGTCAGGCGTGGTTGGTCAAATGTTGCGGCAATCGCCGTGTTGCCCAGCAGGGTAACAACTAGGATGATAATTAAGTGAGCTGTCATGATTCGGTTGTTCGGTCGCCGTCAGTAGCGACGGGGAAAGAAAAGCAGATGACCGGACTAGCGTCAACAATATTTCGATTATTTTTGAATTATTTTTTGACCGATCAATAATCCACTCAATATCAATGATAATGGATCAAAAGAAAAATCATTCAGCGATTTCTCTTTACGTCGAGCACGTCCGACAGTAGAGACGGACTCGCACCGCGTGGTGCCTACCCAAATGACAGCAACTAGAACCCAATTACTCGTCACCTACCAAGGCGACATCACCAAGAAGCTCAACGAATGCGGAACATCGTGTCCGCATCGACTCAACGCCGACGGCAACACCGAGCAGATTATCGAGATGTTAAAAGGAGATATCAACACGCCACAGGAAATCCGAGACATGATCGAGGAGATGGTCCTGCTCGACTGTGCTAACATCGGCACAGTCATCAGCCACGCATGGCAATTTATTCAAGTCGAGGAGGTCGCACCATGAGTAAGACAATGGCCGAGGTATTCGCCGAGCGTGCCGCTGCCAAGAAGGCACTGCATCCACTGATCGATTACTACCGCAACGCCGAGGCGAAAGAGGCATCTGCCACGACTACCGTGGCCGATTTGATCGCCGCGATTCGCAGCGACGAATTCAAAACGAAGGTCGAAAACATCCGGGTGCACCGTGCAGCCGGGAACAAGAAGCAGGCGGACATCGATAAGCGCGAGCTTCCTGCCGTATCGATCAGCGGTGCCACGACCGGCCTGCGCAAGTCGGCGGTGCCGGACGGACGATTCACCCACTCGGGGTTTCTCCAGATCGACATCGACGGCAAGGACAACCCGGAGTGGTCGCTGGCCGACCTTCGCTCCGCACTCATCAGCGACCCGCGCATCGTCGCGTTATTCATCAGCCCGTCGGGTGATGGCATCAAGGCGATCGCCCGTATTTCGTCGGATGTTTCGCTGCACAAACGGTCGTTCTTCGCTGCCGAGGCACATTTCAAAACTCTCGGGATTAACATCGATAAGTCGTGCAAGGATCCGGTGCGGCTGTGCTTCCTAAGCCACGACCCGAACGCATTCCTCGACCTGTCACGCACCGCTATCTTCGACCCAATCGACGAGGTCGAGGACGTGCTGGTGCCGCTTGAGACCCGTCGCCGAGCCGAGGTCAATACCGAGTGGACAGCACGCCCACAGGTGATCTCAGCCACCGTCGGTGAGTCAGGCAACCTGCTGCTCCACGATGTGTCAGTCGAGCTGTCGTTGGATGACCTGCGCGAGATGATCGATTGCATCCCTCAGCCAGAGTATCAGGACTGGATTGAGATCTGTTCCGCGGCATGGAATACGTTTGGACCCGATGCCACAGCAATTCTCAACGCAGCATGGCCAGAGGTGGAAGATGGCGAATACGCCAAGAAATTCATCCACCGCCTGCAAGATTTCAAGCAGGGCACGCTCTGGTTCCACGCCGGGAACAACGGGTGGAAACCAAGCAAGAACCTGCGTGACCAGATCGATGCCAAGGCCGACGTTCGGGCTGCACTCACCACTCCGCCACCGGCCACGACTGGGTCAACCATGCAGGCATTCGCCCCGGGCGACTTGTACTACGACGCACCGACCGGCAAGTATCTACTACAGGTCGGTAATGCGTTTCACACGTTTGGCCGGTCAAAGCCGATCGTGACCGGCGTGACCCGGTACCTCGCACCGTCCTACGAGGATGCCAAGGAACTGAAGAACGCCGTGGCAGCATCAATCGCGTCCCGCGAGATCGATGGTGCCATCCAGTGGTCAGGCAGCATCGCCGGTCACAAGATCGGTCGGGTCATCGACCAGTCCGGGATGCCCATCCTGATCACGTCTGAGGCGATTCAACCCAAGCCGGTTCAGGGATCGTTCCCGCTCATTGAGGACATCATCACTCAGGCATTTCCGAACGAGACGGCACTTGAGGTGTTCCTATCGTGGCTTTCATCTCGCTACAAGTCGGTGCAAGCAGGGATCCACGTCCCGGCACCCATGCTGGTCATCGCCGGAGAGGTCAACTCGGGCAAGAGTCTGCTGGCATGGTTGGTCACCCAGATGCTGGGCAAGCGGTCGGCAAACCCGTGGTCAGCATGGTCAGGTAATATGCTCTGGAACGACGACCTGATCGGCAACGAGCTGCTCTTGATCGATGACTGTGCAGGCAACCCGGACATCCGGGCACGACGGGCATTCGGTGCAGCATTCAAGGAGGCCATGTATCCACAGGCGGTGCAGATGCGGAAGCGTCACCAGTCATCCATCAGCGTGCGACCCGTGTGGAGTGTGCTGGTTTGCTGCAATGATACCCCGGAAGCACTCAACGTCATTCCACCGCTTGAGCCAGACGTATCCGACAAGATCGCATTGTTGCACGTCAGCAAAGTCAATCTGCCAGTCGATACGTCGTCGTCTCATGGCCGGGATCAATTGCAACGGATGATCATGGCCGAGGCCGAGGCATTCGCCTACGAACTGGTCGAGTGGGTTGTACCAGTAGAGCTTCGAGACACTCGGTCAGGCATCCTTGCATGGCGTGACCCAGAGCTTCTCGGCAAGGTGGATGCCACCAGTCCTGAGAAGCAGTTGCTAGAGTTGCTCCGCATCGCCACCGATGTCAGCGGAAATCGATTCGACATCTGGAACGACATGCCGTGCGAACTCACAGCCACCGAAATTCAGTCGCGACTTGTACAGTCGTCGTCGGTCGTCAAGACGCAGGCACTCCAGTTGCTCAACTACTCGAGCGCATGCGGTATCTATTTGAAGAAACTGGTACGCGACGAGGAGTCAGGAATAACAATCTCAGCGAAAACACGAACAGGAATCAACCTCTATAAAATCGAATTATGAATATAGAAAGCAAAACACTAAGCGAACTAATTGAAGACGTAAAAAGCTGGGGCATTAGCCGAGGCATCACTGGCATCGATGGCAGCGGGTCAGTGACTAAGCAACTTGAGAAGACTCAGGAAGAGTTGATCGAGACTCGAGACGCAGCACTGAAGTGGATGCTGGCAACCAATGGCCATGACGAGCACGAAGCGTTGATGGATTTCGTCGATGGCATCGGTGATATCATGGTCACCATCATACTTGCAGCAGACATGATGGGCTTGAGCATCGACGATTGCCTTCATGCTGCGCTGACAGAAATCTCCAAGCGCACAGGCAAGATGGTCGACGGGATGTTCGTCAAGGACAGCCAATCAGTCATCAGCCGCGCAATCACCGACGATGATAATATCGATTGGAGCGATCTTGATGCCAGCAAAGCCTGTCAACTTGGAGATAAAACATGTGAATCATGCCAATAAGATGGACCATCAATCAATCGAAGCAATTGTGACAGGTGTCACTGCAGCGATAAGCACCATTGTCACTGCAATCATCATCATTAAATCATTATGAAACCAAAAGAAGAACCGAGAGAACCTCTCGCACCCACACCTGAGACCGACGCAGCGTTTGATCTCAGGCACACCAAGACCTGCACCATCGCTCATTTCCGACAGGTCATGGAGAAGATGGAGCGCGAGCGCGACAAGGCACTGGCTGATCTCGAGGAGGAGCGCAGTAAGCCAAAGGCAAAGCCCAAGCGCGAACTGGTCATCGAACAGATCGGTGAGACGGTCGTCGTCGGAAAGGAGGTGGCACCATGACCTTCTCAAACGGACAAGCGAATGACCAGTCGATGCCACCTTGGAAAGAGAAGCCAGCACACGACCCGGTTGACCATCCAGCGCATTACACTAGCCACCCCAGCGGCATTGAATGCATCGAGGTCACCCGGCACATGACGTTCAACCGGGGCAACGCGATCAAGTACATCTGGCGTGCCGGTCAGAAGGACTTAGCCAAGGCTGTCGAGGATCTCGAGAAGGCGATCTGGTACCTCAACGACGAGATCAACCGCATCACCGGCTGACCAGATCAGGCCAGACTAGGCATCAGCCCGGGTTCCTCAGTGGGATCCGGGCTTTTTCGTGGTTTTTGGCAAAACCTGAAATAGACCCCAGCGTCCCAGCAGATCTGCTGGGGTACCCCCCCAAAGTGCTGGGGAGTATTTGAACACCCCCAGCACTTTTTTTCCTATATTCTATAAGGGCTGTAGCCTCTTGCTGGGGATGCTGGGGTCTGTTTCCTATGTTGAATAAATGAGATAAAAATACGAAGTATGAGCGGTAAAATCCAAAGGATCGCAAAATAATGTGCAATTTCCACAACATAGAAAATAGACCCCTGCAACCCCAGCAGACACGCTGGAATCCTTATGCCCCTAGGCGAAATCGTGCTGGGGTACCCCTGCAGGAGACCCCAGCATACCCCAGCACTTTTGAGGAGACCCCAGCAACCTGCCTGCCACCTCACCCCCAAACGCCCGAGCAATGGCCAGCCACTGTGCCATCAGAATACCAGACGAAATGCCAGCAGAAATGGGTCGCACTTTTTCAAAGAGAATCAGCAACGCGCCCGAGCCGCTGTCATCGTTACGTTTCAAACAGTCGTTGGGTATGCACAAAAGCAGTCACATTCTCAATAGTGGCACCGTAATGCATGATCTGGATTGTTCCACATCCGCGGATTACGTAAGTCGTTGATACCGCGGTCTTTTCCGTGGAACATGAGTAAGCATTACGGAGGTTGTAACAAGTGAGAGCATCAAACCTAGCCCGGACAGGGGGGGGAGGGGGTCGAGCAGGGCCGACCGCGCAGAAGCGCGAACCATTACCCTGCCCGTTAAAAAATGAAGAAGTGGGCCATCTGTTATCGTCATCATTATCGTCATCACTGGTGTGGCTATTATTGGTCCAGGATCGCCCACAGCATCACCGTTGCTATTGGACACAGAAAAGCCCCACCGGGTGACCAGTGAGGCTTGTGAGTGGATTCTGACGCTTGTCTCAGATCTTGTCGGCTCGAGCAATCCAAGTTTTGAGAGTCCACTGGTTGAGTGGTCCCTCCCAGTGTTTATTCCCTTGTGGTCGTGCTGATCGGAAATTGTAGAACCGCCAGTGTTTGTTCTCGTCCTTGGCGATGTAAAGTTCAAGATGGCATATCGCTCTGTCGATCTGCGAGCTGGACCGGGCCTTTTGGTTCATGCTAGAGTTTGGGCGACCACCTTTCTTTCCGTTTTCGGCACTGGCAGCGGATTGTTTTTCTGACTGGCGCGAGTGGGATAGCTTACCGAGTGCGACTGCTGCTTCGTTTTTCATGGCTTGATTGATTTGATGATTCGCAGGCATTCTGCCCGGCATTCTGCGTTGGTTGGATTTCGTCCAAGTTTTTCGACGAGTGTGTCCCAGATTGTTTTCGCTTTCATTTTTTTCTAGGAGTGAATGATTAGAATTCGGTTTTAGCGAGATCATCGAAATTTTCTTGGGAGATTCTGCCGAGTTTCCGCTTTTTGCGGCTATCGACTTCGTAGCACCGTCCGTTGGCGTGCTTCACTGCGACGAGCCGATTGTTGTACTTGTCGCGCAGTTCGAGTGATCCGTCAGGCATGATTACCTGTGCCGGGGTTTGCCACTTGTATTCGTCCGGGAGGTGAAACGACGTTTGGTCGGCACCGTTAGCTGTTTCGTTTTGTGGAGTGATCATTTTTTTCTAGGAGTGAATGATTGAGGCCGTGGGATTGAACCACGGCTTGTGGGTGCTCAGGAGATTGCGATTCTGATTGCTTGGGTGATGTTGTTTGCCCAGCTACCGGCAGAGTAATCAGTCATTGAGTCGTGGTGGTCATTTGGTCTCCGCACGTTGATGCAGGTGATTTCTTTGGAATGTCCGTTGCGGAAGAATTCGATCACGCGAGGTGCTGTCGAGCTTGATGCTCGGTAGATACCGTCGATGTTTTCAGTGCTGAATCCAGAATTCTCAAGTTTCTTGATGGCGTTGATGAGTGTCATGTCGGTTCGTTTTGGTTCGTTTGTTGCGAGTCAGCATCGGCTGACTGGGATCAATCTACCTGACCGATCAGGTTTGTACAGACTAAAAATCATTTTTTCCTAGAAATTTTTGATCGCCTCTGGCAATGTCCCGGTGCTGCCGGTCTTTTTGGGTTTAGACTGTCAGCCGCGCCCCTGCCGCCGAGCGTTTTCGGTTTCGCCTGACGTGGCGGGGGCGCACCATTCGGTGTGCTTACAGAGTGCATCGTTTTCTATTGCGGTAATCACTCTGCTGTTTAGGTTGTCCCTGTCGCCAATCACGGCGGCACAACCGATACAATTATGTCCGAATCTACTAATACCCGCGCAAAGCGCACCCGTGAACCTGTTTTGATGAAGGTTACCGCATCCAAGCTCGCACAGCTTATCGGCGATGCCGAAATCGGCGTTAGCCGCAAAGAACTTCGCCTGCTTGTGATTTCCAAGTCTGCGAATGACGTGCTTGCTGAAGCAGGTCTGTAAGATTTTCTGTTGTTGTCATGCAGAATGGGAACCTCGCCCAGCGTTTGGTGTGCAAGGGGTGACGCTCAGGAGAGACTGGGGAACTTTTTGAATAGGGCGGTGGACAAGTCAGGTTAAGTCGCCAGCCTCATAAGCTGGAGATCGTCGGTTCAACTCCGACCTGCCCAACCAAAGATCAGCCATGTCAGTAGGCGTTTCTAGCCCATCGCTCCCGTGGGTCTGACAAGGGAGCATACATAATGGCAGGCCGACTGGGCGTTACCGGTTGGGGGATCCCCTGCCACCATTTTCTTGGGTACGTTTAAGTGTTCCATGTCAGAGGAATTGTTTTTTGCCCGCCGCCGCTGCGGGTCTGACAAAGCGGCACATCATTTTCTTTTAGTTCCAATGTGTGCTCAGTCCCTCAATTGACGGTGCCGTCAATCTGTTGTAATCCATTGGCATGGCTCGAGGAGATTCCTACCAACTACAAGGACAACAAGGTGGACAAGTTTACACGGCGGCAGATAATGCCGTCACTGGGAACTTCCGTTGGCTTTCTATTGTTGCCGACACATCGTTTTCAGCGATTGCATCGAGCAATCTGACGAATGCCTCGACAAAGCTGATTAACATCACGATTCCTGCCGGTCGCGACCTCGGTGGAGTGTTCACCGGATTTACGATTGCGTCTGGAACCACCGGAGTTGTGATCGCATACACCGCGTAACCTACCGAGATGTCTCAGTTCGGGTCAGGCATGAGCGATCCAATCTCCACTGATGGAGATCGGATGTTCACGGGCGTTAATCAGCGTCTGCAACTGAACCAACTGCAACCCGGCGAGGTCCGCGAATCGATCAACGGTCGGATGGACGGGTTCTGGAAGCCGCGGAAGGCTGTCATTGCAAAATCTGTTGGGATTTCCACGGGTGGAGCACCATTGACGGTGCCATTCTTCGTGATTGATGCCAACAAAACGCTGACTGCAACCCGGACAACAACCTCGTTGATCACAATAACGACATCGGTTGCCCACGGGTTGACTGGGTCTGGCTACGCAACGATTGGCGACACGACCTTGGGTGCCACGGCACCATTTTCTACTGCCGGTGCACCTCCGGCAGGGTCGTATTTAATGACGGTTACGGGAGCAAGTACGCTGACGTTCGATTATGTGTCGGCAACGACAGGAGCGTTGGCCACAACCGCGAATGCTTACCTCAATTCTCAGCTCAACGACTTCGCGGTCTCCGACATTTTCGGATCCTGCCTATTTTCCGACCCCGGTTCGGAGAATTCTGAGTTCATTCTGATCGCCACTAACATCGACGTTCGGAAAATCTCTCTGGACACGTTTGCATCGACGACGATTTCACTTCCACCCAACACGACGATCGATGCCGAGTGCCATATGTTGCAGGCATTCGACAAGGTGATTATCTTTCGCGAAGGAAAGCGGCCATTGCAGTGGAATGGCAAAGCAGGCGACCGGTTTTATCCTATGGCAGGCGGTCCGTACTCCCAGCCATACGTCTTTACGCTTGCTACTACATTTTCCAATGGAATCGCCACCATTAAACTGACATCAGCAGGAGATTTCCAGTTGATGTCAGGATCTGTCGTTGGTGTTGATGGAACATCAAAAATTATTCTTCCTGCGTATTTCGACGATGGTTCACCCGCCCCAGAAATTGACAATTTCTACACCAATGGAACAAACAAGGCTGCAATCGTAGTAGCTGGCACAACTTACGCTGTTAATAGTTATGTCGCAGCGACACGCACAGCAACATTAAGTGGGGGCACATTTACTGCTGGTACGGCGTATGCAATGACCGGACTGCAAACGAGCGGATCAACGATAGGTGATATTTTCAAAGTCATCGAATCCCCAACAGGGCTTGATCTGATCTCAGCGGGAGACGTGTTTGTCGTCGCATCCACTCCACATTACAACAACGTCACATACGCATCGGCTGAGACGAATTCGTCAAGCCACAACATCCAATACTCGTACATTGAGTCGATTGGTGGCGGTTTTTCGCACATTCCTGCTCCACCGTGGGGCACCTATTTCCAGCGTCGCTTGTGGGTGCCATACTGGTACGAGGTAGGCGGCACACTGCTTATCCCGACGTACACCGACCGAGGCACCCGCGACGAGATCATGGCCTCGGACGTGCTCGACAGCGACACCTACGACCAGATCATGAACCAATTCCGCATCACCGGCGGGATTGCTGACTTCACAGTGGCCATGCAACCGTTCTACGACGACGCGTTGATGGTTCTCAACCGTAACAGCCTGCACTTGGTTGCCGGGACGCAGGGCACCTTGGCCGACACGGTCGTGAAAGAGCTGACATCGGAAGTCGGCTGCTTGGCTCGAAAAAGCGTGGTGGTCCAAGGTCCAAATGTCTTCTTCCTGTCGGACAATGGCGTGTATGGTCTGACGTTCATCGAACAATACAACCTGCGCGGAATTGACACCCCGTTATCGATCACGATCCAGCCGTACATCGATCGGATCAACAAAGGTATCGCAGACCACTCGGTCGGCATCTACTTCAACAACCGTTACTGGTTGGCGGTGCCACTCGACGCAGCCGACGGCACCCCGGCATACGGCAACAACACGGTGCTGATCTACAATTTCCTCAACAAGGGGTGGGAGTCGATCGACACCTACGGCGACAGCCGATTCAACATTCTCAATTTCCACATCGGCAAGTCAGGTGCACGCAACGCGCTGTACATTGTGACCGCCACTGGTGGCCTACACGAAGTCGATTCAAGTGATCAAGACAACGACGAACTGTCGGTGGATCCGCTGGAATCAACTCCCTCCCTCCCGGCGATCCAGTCACGACTGGTCTCGCGTGGCTACGATCTCGGGTCGATGGATCGTAAGCGATTTTGCGACACCCAGATCCAGATGCAGGCACTGGACACCCAGTCCGAGTGCGACCTTTCGATCTCATTCTCCAGCCAAGACCCCGACAATGCAGAGTTGATCAACACGACCGAGACGCTGATCGGGGAAAAGCTCGGGAACGGCGACACGGCGAACGTCAGAGCACGTCTGGGAGGCATTCGTGGCTTCACTGGCACTGTGATCCTCGACCGCATCACGGGGTCTCCAAAGGTCATCTCTGTTGCCGCATCGGCATCACTAACCAACCGACAAATCATTTCACAGAATTAAGTCATGGCAGTCATCGATACATCTCAATTAGATTTCACTCCAAACGAGCAAATCACCAGCACGAAGCTCAACAACATCTTAAACCAATCGGTCTTTGTTGCTGGAGCAGTTGCCGACGGCACGTTGGAGGTCTCGGGTGGCCAGCTTAGGGTCAAAACAATCGGCACCGGCAACATTGGAGATTCTCAGATCACGACAGGGAAAATTGCCGATGCCAATGTGACACCAGCAAAATTTTCACTTGGTCGAATTGACTTCAACAACTGGACGACCGACGGCGCAAAGGTCTCAACGACCACACTCGCCTACGGTCGCACAACGTCGCAGGCCGGTACAACGAATCTTGATTTCCGGGCGAGTGACGCTACGGTCAACACAACCTACGATGCGCGAATCTCTCGAGCATCTGGTGCTGTCGGGGCTTTGTCGATTGACAATGTGTATGACCCAGCGGACACGACGACCGACACCCGGGGCCAGATTGATTTCAAGATCAACGGCACGGCAAAGCTGACGATCAAGCAGGATGGAACCATCCTATTTGGTACGACTCCGCTTGGAGCGCAGACCGGCACAGCACCGATCTACGGTGCCCGGGCATGGGTCAACTTTAACGGAACCACCAGTTCTGACGCGGCAGGAACTTACTTTACTGGCACATCACCATCCAGTAGCTCAACAACATTGACAGTGACAAGCACTGCGCATGGCTTCATTGCTGGTCACAGAGTATGCCTTGATTTCACGACCGGCACCGCAACTGATGGTTCATACCTTGTAGTGACGGTTCCAACTGCTGACACGTTTACCGTCACATTGGCAACAGCAGCAAACACAAGCGGCAACGTCACGATCAAGAAGAAGACGATCAGGCAAAAAGGAAACGTCCACAGCGTCGTCCCGTTAACGACGACATCAACTGGCGATTACTACATCAACTTCTTGGTGGCACTCCCAGATGCCGACTACGCAATTGCAGGATTTTCAAATTACTCAACCTCGGGGGTTGCAGGACTGGTGAGCGGTGGATCAACGATATCCCAAACGGCTACAACTGCTCAAGTTTCAACATCAAATTCAACAAGCGGAAATTCAGCCGACTTTTCACAAATCAGCGTAACATTCTTCAGATAACGCATTGAACAAACACCTAGCAATAGCCGCACATCTTTATGAATCAAATGGATACAATTTCCAAGATCTACTTGGCTGGCATCTTTGCCACGGTATTGTTCTTTGCTGCCCCGATTATTTTGGGCTTGGTTTTTTCGCTGATCGAGGAAATCCGAGACTTCCTGTACGAGCGGAAGATTCGGACACGCTGCACGTCACGATGTGCGTCGGGGACATGCGGAAAGCACTGCAGCCATTCGCAAACGACTTCGAGTACATCGCATTCCAGCGAGAATTCAAGAACTCTCCAAGAGTGAGAGTCTATCCGATGGACAAGTTCATCACAAACCTTTACAATTAAAAATCATGGGAGGCGGCGTATCAGTACCAAAACCAAAGGAACCGAATATCGGTCAGGACATCTCGAAATATGTGACCGGGTACGGTCAGGCATTGCCGGGTGTTCTTTCGCTTGAGCAGCAATATCGTCCAGAGTTCGGCAAGTTGAATCTGGCCGACATGGGCCAATACACGACCGGCCTTCAAGCAATCCAAGACCAAGCGACCCGGACGGCACAGGGTCAACTTACGTCATCGAAGGCGGGTGAGCTTGCATCGATGACGGGGCTTGTGGGAGCAGGCCGAGGATTTCTCGACACGATGTCGCCAGAGATGGCGGCAATGGTGCGTCAATCCACTCAGGCGGCGACACAGGCGTATGGCCGGGCAGGAACATTGGCACCCGACCAGATGCGCGAATCAACGCAGCAGGCGCGTGAATCAGCCGCCGCATCAGGCCGCGTGGGAGGTAATGCAGATATTGCTTCGCAGATTCTCAACCGCGAGCAGATGCTGGGCGCACGACGCGCCGAGGCGTCACAGGCAGGCCAACAGGCGTTCGGCATGGGTCAGTCGATGTATCAAGCACCGATGATGGCACTGCTTGGAGCACCATCGCAGGCTTATGGTGCCGGTCAGCAGTTTACCCAATACGGAATGGGAATGCTTGGTCAATCGACTCCGCAGATGATCAACCCGGACACCGGGGCAAACCTCGCCGCAGCATATCGCCGCGATGTCCTCGGTGCCCAGTCGGCACAGGCACAGGCAAATGCCACAAGCCGGGCAGGCACGATGGGAATGATCGGATCAACAATCGGCGCAGCCGGTGCAGTGACAGGAGCAATTCTCATCTAATGAGCAAAATCGAAAAATCAAAAGAACTGATTGCAGCCGGGGTGAAGGCATTCCCCCGAGGCATGGTCGCGTGGTCAGGCGGCAAGGACAGCATGGTGCTCCTGCATCTCATGCGAGAGATGGGGGTCAACTACCCGGTGATCTTCTTCCGAGAACCGTGGCAACCGTCGAAATACAAGTTTCACGACAAGTTAATCCAAGACTGGGGTTTGCTCGTCTATTCGTGGCACCCGACCGAAAGCGCATTCCAGCAAACAGACGATGAATTTGAGGTACAAAACCTGTACCGAATCAATTCTACAACGCTTACATGTCCTACAGGCATCATTGATCCGGTCGAGGATCTTCCGTGGGTGTGTTCGATCGATATCCTGCATCGGCCAAAACAAGAAGCCTTGCAAATCTCTGATTTCGATTGCATCTGGATCGGCCACAAAGGATGCGACTCGGATCCAATCCTTGGCGGCGATGCCGGGACAAGGATCGAAGCGCGAATGCTTCCAAACATGGCAAACATGATGTTTCCACTGCGTGACTGGACTCACGACGACGTTTGGAACTACATCGAATTCTACGACTTGCCATACGACTCGGATCGATATGAGAAGGTCAATGGCAAGTGGGGTGAGAAGGAAGACAAACGTCACAACATGGACTACGTCCACGCCTGTACTCTGTGCGTTGATCGCCGCGAAGGGTCACCGAAATATGTTCATTGCCCGAAAATCGGAATGGTGATAGAGAATATCTCGTCAATGGTTCCTTGGGCTTCTCAAGAAAAAATTTCATACATAAAGGATTAAAACTATGCTACTTGGATCATCAATCGACCCGTCACTTTTTTCCAACGACTACTCTGGCTTTGCCAACGCAGGAGCAATTCGTGGACAGTCAACCGCCCAGCTCGGCAAGGACATCGCTGGAGCAGCTACAAATGTAGCAAGCGGATATGTTCAAATGAAGCAAGCACAAGGCCAAACCGATGCATTCAAAAAAAGCATGGATGCAATGGCAAAAGCATTTCCAAGTCAAGCTGATATGTTCAATAAAGCAGGCATGGAAGCAATGGATCCGAATGCCAGTCTGATTGAGCGTCTTTCTCGAATGAATGCATTCAAAGATACATTCCAAATGGTCCAGCAGCAGAAGACGATGAACATGAACGAGCAGTTCAAGAACTATCAGATGAGCGGTGCCGGGCAAGCAGCAGCAGGAGGAGCGGCATCAACTGATGCTTGGAATAAAGCAGCAGGTACAGGAAACTAAGCAGTAAAACAATATGTCAATCGATCCATCAAAATACTCCGCCAAAGGATCCCAGATCGAAGCGATGATCAATAATGCCAACAGGATGGCAGAAGATGCCATCAAATCTGGAGTTGATCCAAATCGTTTGAATCAGTTCATGTCCGGGATTGAAGGCTCACTTCAAGCTAAAGACTTGAATGGATTAAAGTCAAACTATGCATCTTTTGATGATTCTATTCGTTCCGAGATATCCCAAAAACAAAAGGGAGACAGTATCAATGCTGCTGTTACCAAAATGAATTCTGTTTTTGATAGCGCGAAGATTGCAGGCGTTCCTATTGATCCAGAAAAAGTTGATCAAGTATCAAAATTAATTAATTCAGGAAATCCAGAACAAGCGTCAACATTACTGTCTGAGATGAGCAAGCCAATTGCCGATGCAATCAAGCTCAAGAATGACACCTACATGAAATTGTCACAAGAGGCGAATAAATCATACAGTGAGCTAAAACCGTATCAACGCCAAGAATACGAAATGTCGAAGAACATTGGTTTTGCATCTAAAATGCTGGAACCAGAAAGTCTGAAAGATCCTTCGACAAATCTTCGTTTGATAGAGGAAGGAAAACAACGTGACGCATCAAAGCAGATGGCACGCGAGGTCTTCAGTCGATTGCAGACAGCCCAAGAGATTAGAGACAATCCAGAATACATGGCAGAGTTCGGTGATAGTCCAACAACGAATTTTCTCCAATCTTCATTTGGCAGTACCGACCAAGGAGAGTTTGAAGCAAAACTAGCCAAGCTAAAAGGCGGTGACCTTGCAAAGGCAATGCAGGACATCAAAGAAAAGGCAGGAACGGCAGCAGGAATGGCAGAAAAAGAATCGTCTGCACTTCAAGCATCCATCAGCGAGCTCGGTGAAAAACTTGGGCCAAATGCAGCAAAAGAAGCACTAAATCGCGTCATCAAAGACGCAGAGTACACATTGACTCGTCTTGGAGTCGATCCTGCTTTGACAGCACCAGATCAAGTAAAAGCAGTCCGCAACAACGAAGTGCCATTCATCTTAGCCGACGAGAGAGCATTCAATGCGCTTCCTGATGATGTAAAAAAACAAATGATTCCAAATTGGGCACCGTCGTCAACAAGTAAAAAATTGACTTCAGAAGAGGAAGACGCAGTTAAAAAGCAGGAAAAGGAAAAGCAGGACGCAATAGAAGCAACGAAAAAATTTAACGCTCAACTAGGTCTGTAAAAACAACAAAATGCCAGATAGAACAGAAGAGAAAATCAAAGCTGATTCGGAGGCATCCATCAGTGCCATGTCTGTGTACCTTAATCAGACTGTGCCTGAAGAACAATTTGGGTCGAATGTTTTAGGTAGAATTGGCAACATCAAGCCAATTGCATCGCCAGAAGATACCATTTCCAGCGGCCTGATTGGTCAGGATGGATTGATTACTCCGAAAGGATCTCTTGTTTCGGCATTGATGACAAAAGGCCTTCTCAACAGAGACGGCACTCCTACGGAACTCGGCACCGCACTGGTCATAGACGAGGACGACGCGCTTCGCCGCGAGAACTTGAAGCTGTGGCAACTCAGACAAGCAAACCGCGTAAATGAATCGGAGTCTGTCACAATGGGTGAGACCCTCGGAAAGGTCGGCGAATACATCTGGAACGCAGGAGCCGGTCTTGGCACCATGATCAAACAGGGATTGAGCGTACCAACAATCGATCCAATCAAGCAATTCGACGAGATGGATCGCCTCGGTGTGAGCTACGACCCGAAGCTGCGCGAAGAAGCAGAAAAAAAAGAGCAGACGCGGTTCAATCGAAACAGCGTTGGAGCAGTTGCATTCCAAGAAGGATCGTTGAAAGCGATCTCTGAAATGGGGGCAATGATCAACCTCGCTGGATCCGCTACAAATCAAGCGATCATCGAGAACTTCTACCCGGCAAAACTTGCCGAGCAATATAGGAACACAGACGCAATTGACGAAGCCCGGCAAGCGCAGGCACGTCTTGTCAAATCCAACCAAGATGCAGCACTAGGCACAACTCTCGATGCGGTCGTCCAGTCGGCCGACTACCTTGCCAATTTAGCTCAAAAACCATCCACCATGCCGATCGGCACGTTTGAAGGGCAGCAAACGCCCGTCAAACTGTACGCTGATGAAATGGCCCGGGCGAAAGCTGAAATGCCAAAAGCCGAGTTCGACAAACTTGTCAAACAGACGACAGCGGCAGGTGAGGTTTTCCAAGACCCGGCTGAAATGATGCAGCTCGGCACCGTCGCTAAATTAGCGTTTCGACCAGTGACATCCAGAGCAATTCTGAATGCCGACAGGATCATTGCACAAAGCATGCAGCGCGGTGCCGACATTGCCGGTCTCGCCGCCGAGAAAGCTGACATCGACAATGCTTTGGGAATCGTCCAGAACACGACTGACTTGTCCAAGAAATTGGCCGACGACCTTCGCGCACGGTACGACGTGACAGGAGACCAGTCACTGCTTCGCCGGGCAACTGTGGCTGACGAAATCTTCAACCGTGGCACAGCCAAGATCCAGCAATTCACCGGCGACGGTGTGCGGATTACCGACAATATCGCCAATCTGGCAGCAGAGTCTGAGAAGCTATCGACCAAGATTCCTCTTGCTGCCGCCCAGACGTTTGAAGCAGCAGCAAAGGCCGGTCGAGAACTCAAGGCTGTCCCATTCAAAACCTTCGCGGCAATAGTCGAGCCAGTCGGACGCGGTCTTATCAATCTCGATGACGGGTTGAATGCCGCATCAAAGAAATTTGGAATTGAGGGAGCCTACAATCTCCTGACATCGAAAGTCGGTCAGACCATAGGCTACGGTGCCGCCGCTGGCCTCGGACCAGTTCCAGCCGTGATTGGTGCCGCAGGTACCATCTTAAATTCTGGACCATTCCTGCAACGCCTGGCCGACACATCTCGGATCCTCGGCACAGAGATGGCGAAATCACAAAGCCAGATTCCATTCTTCCAGCGCGTCGCAAACTACTCAAACTTGTCACCGGCACACCGTGCTCTTGCCACTCTGGCCGACACCGCAACAATGGGTGGATTTTTACCCGACATCGCACGCCGTGCGGTGCGTGGAACAGCACTGTCATTCCCGGCTGATTTCGTTGGTCAGTATATGTCTGACGGTGGACAGGTCAACGAGAACACATTCAAACAGGCGTTCGCAGAATCGTTGCTGCTTGGTGGTAGCTCAGCAGCACTCGGTGGCATCTTCGCCGGAACAAAGAAGCGGCACCGTGATTTATCAGTAGGCGACGAGATCAACTTCAGAAACGAAATCACCTCACCAGATCAAAAGCGCATTTTCTCGCAGGCACCCTCTCCTCTCCGTCGTGCCATCGGAACATTTTCGGCGGTATTCCCGTCGATGAACGTCCAGCTCACCGAAAGCGGTGGTGGTTTCCACGATGACAACACGATCGGGATCGATGTCAATTCGTCGAACCCACTCAAGTACCTTCTGGCACACGAAGTAAAGCACCTTCTTGTCCACCGGAATCAGATGCACAACGGCATCGTGGCAATGATGCTGGGTGACGGCGAGACAGGCGGCCTGATGCGTGCCCCGGACGGCACCTTGAACCCAGAGTTTGAGGCGTTTGCCAAGGAATACAACAGCCGCCAGATCTCTGCCGGTCGTCAGCCTGTGTCGCTCGGGAAAATCGCCGAGGAATTCTTCGTTGAGGCAGGTGTCGAGGACATGGCCGGGATGGCAGAATCGGGAGCACTGGGTGCAATGGCAAGCCGCACTGAGGCACGCCGCATGATCGGCAACCTCTTCAATGCTGCTCTGGACAAGAGCACGGTGCTGAAAGACTTCCACCTCAAGATCGGCGGCCTGATGGATCAAGGAGGAAAACTTGTCCAAGGCAACGGACTGCTCGACCCGGGTATCACCCAGACGCGAGAGATGCGAAACTTGACCAAGAACATGCTCAGTCGCGCCGCAGGACGGTCTGTGGGGCAGTTCGAGCCGCTCGGTGTCGCCAATGTAGGAAACAAGAACGAAGGCCCGGGAATCAACCTCCCAATCAATCCAGATGACAAGGCAATGATCGAGAAGATCGGCCCAGTCGAGTTTGAGATGGAGACAGTCAATGGCGTTCGCCAAGTCGCCCGTGACAGCGCAGGCAATCCAATCCCAGTTGACTTCAACACGCAGTTGATGCGGTCCCGCACCGGCAGTCTGATTCAAGAAGCCATTGGCAATCGTCCTTCCACCTACCAAGCGGAACCAGGCGAGATGCATTTGAACGACGAAGGTATCTGGGAAGGATACCTCCCACCAGACCTTTTTGAATTTATCAAAAGGAAAGGATCGCTCAATCAGGAGCAAATCCGAATCATTGATAACGTCAATAAGATGATCAAAAACTTCAAGGGCGATGCTGCGATGGTGATCAATCACCCGGCAACCTCTCGAAACAAGAAGGGCAAGCTCAACTACAAGACGTTAAAAGCAACGCTCAGACAGGTAGTGCCAATCTCTTGGAACATCACCAAAGACGGAAACTTGACCCTCGGCCTGATGTCTGTGACGCAGCTCAAGTCAAACGTCGATTCTCGGATTGCCAGCAAAATGGGTCAGAAGCTGTACCAAGGCAACCGTGCGAAGCTGATGATCGATGTTGGCCGCGTGATGGAACTTCACAACAAGGGTCAACGTACCGATGCGTATTTTGACACCGAGTACGGTGCCGCCAAGAGCCAGCAATACAAAAACTTCGTCAACTCGGTATTCGGCTTGATGAGCAAGAAACAGGGCGAGGCCAACCCAATCTTCTCTGAGGAAAACCTTCGCGGCAACGGTGTCTACAAGACCTACCGTGCCGACCGTATCAGTCAGGCGACCAAATTGACCGGCGACAAGTATCCGTTCCAGTACGACTTCGTGGTGCAGAACATGATGCCAAACGGTATGCCGACGCTCGACGAGCAAGGTCGCCCTGTCGCACAGAATCTCCTGCCAGAACCAACCGCAGAAAAAGAAGTTGCATCTCCAGAGAATCAAGGTAGAGAAGGACAAGCAACCAATGGAACTGAACAAGCAAACTTACAAACTCAACCCGGCAGCACAAGCACTGGCGGACCAACGCCCGAAGGAGCAGGACTTCGAGAACAAGGAGGACTTCCTAGAAGCCCTGAGCAGTTTCAATCATCGGATCGTCCCGGCGATACGGGCATCCCTCTCGAGGGACTCCCAGCAACCGTAACCATCAAAGGTCTCGGCAAGGTCACTTTTGGCCCAAGCGAAACATCGAGACAAGTCGCAGCAGATTACGCGAAATCTGTTGGAATTGATTACAATCCACCAAGGCAATACGCCAAGGTTGATAAGGAGCGAGCAAAACGAATCGCTGACGAGTATGAGAAAATGGCTCATGCTCCTAATGATCCAAAGGTGAAAGCATCTTACGATGCCATGATCAAGGAGACATTGGCGCAGTGGGAAGCGATCAAGAAAACTGGTCTCAAGGTTGAGGCAATTCCTGCGGGAACTCCTGATCCATACGCGGCAAGCCCACGGTTGGCACTTCTTGACGTGAAGGACAACAATCACTTGTGGTTCTTCCCAACAGAAAATGGATTTGGTGGATCTGAATCCGCAGAGATCGACATCAGTGGGAATCCATTGATGGCACCCACAGGAGAAACACTGAATGGGCACAAGATGCTCGCCAATGATGTGTTCCGAATTGTCCACGATTACTTTGGCCACATCAAAGAAGGTCTTGGATTCCGGGCTGACGGTGAGGAAAATGCATGGAGATCTCATTCGGCAATGTATTCCGATCTGGCACGCCCGGCGATGACAGCAGAAACCCGTGGGCAAAACTCATGGGTGAATTTCGGACCATTCGGAGAATTCAATCAGACGGCAGGTGGCGCAGAAACCCAGTATGCTCCACAAAAGACTGGATTGCTTCCAGATTGGGTCATGCGCGAAGGTGCATCTGATGTAAACCGTCTTCCTGAGAAAATCGACGCTGACTACATGAAGGCAGTGAAAGATGGAGATGTGAAGACACAGCAAAAATTGGTAGACGAGGCGGCAAATGCTGCTGGGTATGTAACAGGTAAAGCATTTCATTCGACAAAAAATCCGCGCCAAATAACACAATTTGTAACCACAGCAAGAGATTCACTAGGAGCGCATTTCGGGCTTACGCGGAGGCAAGCAATTGGCCCAATGGGGCGAAATCGTAAAGTTGGAAACGGAGTTTCATTGTATGAGGTGTATCTGAATGCAAAAAAACCAATCCGCCTTGAAGATAGAGGCACTTGGTCAAGTGATCGAGTAGTTCCACAGATTAACGATCAGCTTAAATCTTCTTTACCAGTCACCTCAAGTAGATCAGAGATCGTATCGTTTCTTCGAAAAAATGGATATGATTCAGTTATTTACGAAAACCGTTTTGAAGGAAAAGAAGGAGATGAGGCAATCATTGTATTTGATCCTTCCCAGATAAAATCCGCCAATCCAATTACCCGCGACAGCTCTGGAAATGTTATCCCAATTAGCAATCGGTTTGATTTGAAATCTGAAAATATCAACCGCCTTCCTGAGCCAGTCAAAAAAGCCAAAAAGGAAAAAGAACGCCAAGTGATTGGGCCAGATCGCGTGATCGACAAAGGTGACGCAGACACTCTGGACGTGATCCAAGCAGTCGGGGCGAAGACCAATCAACCTTCTTGGAAGGATGACAAGCCTGTTCCGGTGTCTTACGGGTATGACCTAGCCAAAGCACCTCACATCAACAAGTTTGCAGGCAAGGTCGAGGATGCATCAACCGACTTCCTCGACACCATCCCATATGACCTAAATAATGCGGAACGTAAACGAGTCGAAGATCTGATCAAGAACGGCGTGGTTGACCATTTCGCCAATGACATGGTGGAAAAGACAAGGATTGTCCTCAAAGATCCAGCAATCGCAGCAGGCAAGGGATGGTACAGCCGCATGCGGGGGAAACTTCTGAATGCGCTGAAAGAAGATGGTCGAGAATTATTCTCTCAGTTGCTTGGTGCCACCAGTGCCCAGACACCTGTTGACGAAAACTTCCAGCAATCAGTCGATGCGTATGAAGGAATCAAGACCGGCAGATACAACAGGCATCGGAAAGGGTATCTGAAAGCAATCAGTGCTGAAAACAAGGGGACTCTTGATGCTGAGATTACCAAGACTCGGTCGATCAAGAACATTCAGGGGATCTTGGATGACTTGAATGCAGCACTTCCAAGTGCCACAGTAAAGGCAGACAGGATAGCGATCTATGCAGAAATCAAAAGCCTTACTGAGCTAATCGAAACGCCTGTTGACGAAAGAACTGGTGCCCAACGGATCAAAATCTACGTTGTCGGAAACGACCTTTTGCCACGCCGGTCCAATGGTGCAAAATTCAATGCAAACTCTGGGGCGGTCCTTAAGGTCATCGCCGGGGTTTGGTTGGACAACCGTGAATCTCCAAAGACTCCAAACTTCGCTGGAAACCTGTCAGGCAGAACGGTCCAAGCAACGATCGACATTTGGGCCGCACGCTTCCTGCGTCGTCAAATTTACGGCGGCGAAGGAGTGCCGTGGAGAATTCAACCAAAGTCAGAAGTCGGCGTATCCAAGGAGGATTTTGCATTCTCCCAAGTGGTCATGCAACGCGCAGCCAAAAAGCTCGGAATGAATCCTGACGATCTCCAAGCGATCCTCTGGTTTGCAGAGAAGGACGTTTGGGATAAAAAGGGATGGACGAAAAACGAAGGTGCCAAAAAATCAAGCTTTGATGATATCTTTGACATCTTCTTTCCAGAAGGTAAGAAGCCTCTTACATTCGCTGAAGGTTCCGCAATAATCAGAGCAAAGAAAGATCAAGAAAAAGCAGTTGCAGCCGCAGAGAAAAAGGCGATAATTAAGGCAGAAGCAGCAGCATTAGGAATATCTGTTGCGGCCTTGAACCGAATAAAGAAAGCTGAAAAATGAAAATTGGAACCCAACAAATCGAAAAAGACGATATAGCCGCGTATGCAGAAACGATGCGTGGGCTAGCGACCGCCGACAAACAGGATCCATTTGACGCAGAAATTGACGACGCGCTGGATCAGCTGGGACGCTTGCACGATATCATCGGAGAGCGAATCAATCGGACCAAACGATCGAAATCGAATGTTTCGTCTAGTTCTTCGTCGATTGAAAAAGCATCAATGATGAATTAAGCGATGCCACGAAAACTCGAAAAAGAACCTGACGTTGACCCACCAAACGAGTGGTTTGACGAGGTACGCAAGCGGTCTGAGGAGATCGGGGTATCGAAGCTATGCATTGAAGCCTGCGCTCCTCGGACTGCCGCCACCGCGCTCTGGATGATGGCACAGGGCGTCTCAAACAAGCAGATCTCCAAACGTACCGGGCTCAGCTACGGTGCCATCAACGGCCTCGCATGGAGGCACGTTGACACGCTCGAGACGAAGCGGAAGGAATTCAGCCAGAAGTACGCCATTGCCGCCCAGACGTTCACCGACCTGCTGTTCGACAAGGCCGAGCAATTGGCCGACAACCCGGAGCAGTTGGTCAACATCTCTCCAGACAAGCTCGCGCTGACGGTCGGGATTATGACAGACAAGGCTGCACAGCTCTCAGGCATGGCCGGGGTCGTCATTGAGCACCGCAAGGGAGCGTCGATCTCTGATGCCGCCAAGGTCATCTCTGAGGCAAAGGCACGCATCGCCGCTAAGCTACGCGACGGTGCCATCGATGCCGAAATCATCTCCGCATGATCAAGGAACCAGAATCAAGATTTGATGGACCCATATTCTGCCATTATGTGGTTGAGCATGACGGCAAGGAATACAGGTGCAACACTCTCGCTTACGCCTCGTATCTATCTGAGAAGTTCGATTCCAAAGTGTGGAACGTAGTGCTTGAAAAATTTGTCACCCCATTTATTGGGAAGTGCGGGTATTGCGAGACATACAGCAAACTTCACTTTGCAGATGGCAACCGTGGATCATTTCCAGCGAAGGACGATGAGCTTGGATGTGGCAAATGTGGCAGTGTTTACAGGGTCATCGACGTTCTGATGGAAACTGACGCTTACAAGCAATGATCTGGAAAAAGCACTCCATTCTGACTCCTCCGACCGACGAGGAGATCGTGCTGCTCGACGAGGAAACGTTGATCGAGATTCATTCGATTTACCACGAAGCAATTGACAACGCCGAGCGTGATCCGTACAGGTTTGGCTTTCGCCTTCCGCACTGGGACAAGGCCGAAGAGCAATTGGCCGAGGTCACCGAGATCGTCGCGCTCGGCGGTAACCGGTCAGGCAAGACCCAGTGGGGTGCATTCACCGTGGTGCGCGCTGCACTCGAGAACCCCGGGTCGGAAATCTTCTGTTTTTCGCAGACTGCCGAGGTATCGATCCGACAACAGCAGAGTGCCGTCTGGGACTGGTTACCTGCTGAGATGCGAACAAAGCAGACGACCAGCGGCACTTACATCAGCTTTACCCGCAAAAATGGATTCACCGACCAGTCGTTGATCCTCCCCAACGGGTCGCAGATCATTTTCAAGACCTACTCGCAGTACCAGAACAACCCGACGATCTTGGAAGGTGCCGAGCTTGGTTCTAGGAATCCGAAATGGCATAACGTCGGGGTGTGGCTGGACGAATACCTGCTTGGCCCGGAGATGATCAACACGCTGCGGTTCCGTATCGCTACCCGGGATGCCAAACTACTGCTGACGTTCACGCCGATCGACGGTTACACCGAGGTCATTAAGGAGTATCTCGACGGTGCCACGACGATCGAGAGCCGCGAGGCCGAGTTGCTCAACGGCGAGCTTGTGCCATACGTTCAGCGCAGCAAGAAGCGCAACGCCTCAGTCCACTACTTCCACTCGCAGGACAACCCGTTCGGTGGGTATCACCGGATCAAGGAGACTCTGATGGGACGTGGCCGGGAAGAGATCTTGATCCGCGCCTACGGTGTGCCGGTCAAATCGCACGCGACCAAGTTCCCGCGATTCAACAAAGAGGTCAACGTGGTGGATCCCGAGAAGATTCCAAACAACAACGTGACGCGCTACATGATCCTCGACCCGGCAGGGAGCAAGTCGTGGTTCATGTGCTGGATTGCAGTCGATGCCAGCGGCACCTTCTGGGTCTACCGTGAGTACCCCGGGGTTGACGTGGGAGACTGGGCAGAATGGAAGAGCGGCAAGTGGATGCCGGGTGATGGTGCCAAGGGACAAGGCTACGGCATCCGCGACTACGTTGACCTGATTAAAGACCTTGAGGGCGATGAAGAGATCTTTGAGCGGCTGATCGATCCCCGTCTCGGTGCAGCCAAGTATCAAGCCGCCGACGGAGCGTCCTCGATCATCGAAGACCTAGCCGAGCAGGAGATGATCTTTATTCCAGCACCCGGCCTTGAGATCGACGACGGTCTACAGGCATTGATCTCAAAAATGTCATGGGACACCAGCAAGCCGATTGATGGTGTGAATCGTCCTCGGTTCTACATTTCGAGCGAGTGCGAGAACATCATTCACGCACTGAGCGAATACACAGGTGAACAAGGTCTCAAAGAGGCATGGAAGGATCCTATTGACGTGCTAAGATATGCTGCTATTGCTGGCATCGATCACGTTGACGGTTCGGAGATTAAAGTTACAACATACGGAACAGGTGGCTATTAAAACTAAAAAGCAAGCAGAGGATATCATCAATAGCGTCATCAATAACGACGATGACAGCAAACCTATTGTTGTTGAGCCAGAAAAGTTTGAGGCGCGAGTGACGCGACTTGCACCAAATCCCAGATTTGTGTACGGATCGCTTGAAGGAATTCAAATTGAGATCTTCATGCCTCGTTATCGTGAAAATTCAGTTGGTCGCAAGATCACTGTAGTGCGAGCAGAAGAGATCGGAGAAAACAAATTTAAGGTGGCACAATGAAAAAAGAAAACGACGACATGTCCAACGAATCACTCGAGGGTGAAGAACTGATCTACGCATCAGAAGTGCCTGATATCAACTCACTCACATACGCCTATCAATCGACGCTGGCAGATCTCGACACCTACTTCGACACCTGTCTGAGAAGCTACAACGATCGTCGCAATATCTGGGACGGCAAAACTCAAGACCTTCGCAAATCAGGGTCCACGGCATTCCCGTGGCAAGGTGCATCCGATCAAGAGGTCAACGTTATCGGCGAGCGCATCAATACCTACATCTCGATCTTCGACCAAGCACTGCAACGGTCGCACATCAAGGCATTCCCAACGTCGATGGCATCGATGTCACGCGCCGGGGTCGTTTCGTCATTCTTGAAATGGATGAAGTCGTCGTACATTCCAGACTTCAAAAACCAGATGGAGCAGGGTGCGAACTACCTGCTTGAGAAGGGACTGATGGTCACATACGTTGGATGGAAGCGCGAATCGCGCACTTACTTGCAGCCGATGACTCTGGACGAGATTGCACAGCAGTCGCCAGACCTGATCGAAGTGATTCTCGACGAGACCAACGACGAGGTCGTGATGACGATCCTCCAACAGGCGTTCCCAAAGCTCTCCGATAAGCGTGCCAAGAAGTGCATCAAAGAGCTTCGTACCAAGGGCGAGACACAAATCCCAGCGCCGCGGCAGTCTGTCGATTGCCCGGTCGCCTACGCCTGTGCCCCCGACGGTGAGGTTATCTTTCCATCTTACGTCTCAGACCCGCAGCGGTCGCCATGGATCTTCTGGCGGTGCTTCCTGACCGCTCAGGAACTCGAGAAGAAAGTCACCAGCGAAGGTTGGGACGAAGAGTGGGTTGACAACGCGATCGACACGCTTCGCGGCAACGATTCGATGTATTACGACGGTGAGAAGATGAAGCGGTCGTCGATCATGCCAATCATCGATGAGAACCAACTTGTCATGGTCGTCTATGCGTATCAGCGTCTGATCGACGAAGAGGACGGCAGTGAGGGCATCTACTGCACCATCTTCCACCCGGACTCTGAAGGCTACGCCAAGCACGAACTGTGCAACGGCATGGACGATTACCCGTTCGTGGTTACCCGCCTGAGCAACGACCAGAAGCGGATGTACGAGGTGGACAGCTTCCCAGAGATCCTCCGGGGAGCACAGATGCAGATCAAGACCGAGCGTGACTCGCGAATCGACCGTGCATCGCTTGCCACACTGCCACCAATCATGCACCCAGCCGGTCGTCCACCGTCCGACTGGGGTCCGGGACGACGTGTTCCATACCGTCGCCTTGGTGAGATCGCATTCGGTCCGGTGCCACCATTGGATTCTGGGTCGATGGAGATTGAGATGGCGATGAAGGTGCAGGCCGACCGAGCTGTTGGCCTCGACCTCGACAATCCGCTCGCAACGATCAAGCAGCAGTTCTTCATCAATAAGTTCCTCGACCACGTCCGCGACGTGCTGACGATGGCGTGGAAGCTGTACCAACGCCTTGGCCCGGACGAGATCTTCTTCCAAGTGACCGGAAACCCCAACGGCCAGATCATGCAGAAGGGATCGCCCGACGACAATTTCTCAATCGTGGTATCATTTGATACCCAGTCGAGCGACCCAGAGGTGGCCGAGACCCAGTTGAAGAATATGGTCAGCCTGCTGCAATTCGACCGCAATGGTCGTCTGGACACCGACAAGCTCTTGGAATTCTCCGCACAGGCAATCAACCCGATGTTCGCCGACTACGTCTTGCAGCCTGCCGAGGAGGCACAGCAGAAGGTGATGAAGGATGTGACCGATGACCTGTCGAAAATCTACGCAGGAATCGAGGTTCCAGCACGTCCGAATGGTGCCCAGATTGCCATGCAGATGCTTGAAGCATACGTCCAGCAGCCTGACGTTGCCCAGCGTGCCCAGAGTGATGAGGCATTCGGCCAGCGTCTCCAGAAGTACGCCGAGCAGTACCAGTTCCAAATGCAGCAGATGCAGAACGCGCAGATCGGTCGCATCGGAACGGCACCTGCCGAAATGGGCGGAATGCAGACGCAAGGAATGCAGCAGTAAAAAATGCGCCGAGAACTTCAGGAAAAGGCATTCCTTGCCGAGGTGCGAAAGCGCATTGACCATCTGGTCGATGAATTCGACTTGGATGCCTTCTTCTTGATTGGTGCGTTAGAGATGATCATTCACGAAATCAAGAATGATATCGACCTTTTTAGCTATGACGAAACCGAAGAAAATAATGACGACTGAATTCCCAAAACAAACCGTAGCAGAAGCAATCCAGATCCTTTCCGACCGCGATGAATTCAAGGTAATCCTTGAGTTTATCAGAGACGAGCGCGAACGATTCTTCATGGACCTACGCCAAGCAACCGACTCCAATGAAGTGATGAAGATCACCGGGAGCATCTCAACGCTGTCTGAGATCATCGAATTGATGAGCACAGCAGAACAATAATCTTGATGTGTGCTTACGGTGCTGATTGACGTTCGTCAGTATTACTGTAATACATATCGCTAACGCTACCGCCGAGCGCAAATGGTGATTTTATGAAAAATACGCAATCCGATGCCACCGCTGGGGCAGATACACCAGTGTCAGACAATATCTCATTCGAGGAGCTTGTAGCTCAACGAATCGGGGCGCATACTGAATCAGAAGACGAAGATGATCGTTCAGACGATCTTGATGGGGATGACGACTTGATCGAAGACGATCAGGACGTTGACGATGTCGAGACGAACGAAGACGATCAATCGGAGGAAGCTGAGGAAGAAAGCGAAGAACTAGATCTGCTTAATCTCACGACTGAGCAAATCCAAGAATTGGCCAAAAAGGGAAAGAGCCGTTTGCTGCACCGTGTAGGTGAGTTGACCGCTCAGAAAAAAGCCCTTGAGGAGCAATTGAAAAGTCAACTTGAAGCACAGCCTCAATATGACCCAGTGCCATCAGAAGAAAATCCGTTCAGAGAAATCACGACGGTTGACGAGCTGAAGGCGCAGGTCAAGGAGATGGAAAAGGTGGCCAAGGACACGGATCACATCTTGGACGAGCACGAAGACTACGGATTGGATGACATCATCGTCATCGGCGACCGGGAGTTTACCAAGCGTGAAATCAAGAAGGCTAATAGGAACGCCCGGGAATCTCTGGTCAAGTACCTTCCAGCACAGCAAGCCGAGCTTGTTAAGCGCGAACAGCGCGTCGCACTGGAAGCTCACCTTGGCAGTTTGATTCCGCAGGAGATCCCTGAGTTTGCCGACGAGGAATCCTCGCTGGTCAAACAGTTCAACGCAATGATGGCGGACCCGCTCGTTGCTCAAGTAAAACTCCGTGTTCCAGACATCGCGCCGCAACTCGCGTACCTTCTGGCACACGCCGCAAAATCAATGCAGAGGTCAGCGAAGACCGTGAATCGTGCGAAGACGACGGAAACCTCCCGATCAAAAGTATCAGGGACTCCGTTTGGTGTCGGAGCGGCGAAGAGCAGTCCTCGCTCTGCGAAGAAGGCGGCTGATTCACAATATCAGAAGTTTCAAAAATCTCATTCAGAGAACGACTGGATTGCGGCAAGAGTTGCACGTCTCAGCTAACACAAATCAAATACCATTATGGCTATTTCCAACACATACCAACCAACCGCCCCGGCTGCAAAGACGGTTACCGGATCCGCCGTTTCCAATCGCGAAGATCTCAGCACCGAGCTGTCCATCCTCGCGCCAGAACAAACGCCTTTGCTTTCCTTGTGCTCCAAGGGTAAATCAAATTCGACGTTTACCGAGTGGACTGTCGATGTCCTTTCAGCTCCTGTTACTACAGGTATCGCTGAAGGTGCCGACGTAACCTCGTTCACCAATCAATTCAGCAATCGTGCTCGTCTCGGCAACTATGTGCAAACCTTCCGCGACGATTATCTCGTCTCGAACTTGCAACAAGCTGTCAGCTCGGTCGGTCCTGCGGACTTCGCACAGGCTGAAGTGAAATCGATTAAACAGGTTAAGCGCAACGTAGAAGCCACTATCTCTGGCACGCAGGACTACACCGTTGAAAATGGTGCTGGCACTCCGTACACCATGCGTGGTCTCGGTGCTTGGATCAACAACGGCACGACTGCAATTCCTCTTGCGTATCGTACCCCAGCAGCATCGATTGACACCTCGTTGACGGAAGCTAAACTCAACACGATTCTTGCATCGATCTTCGCCCAAAACGGCGAAATGAATGCACTGACTCTTGTTGCAGGTACCGCTGTTCGTCGCACGATCAGCAACTTCACCCGTGCAAATCAGGCCGCTGGCACCGACAATGTGTACACCGTCATGCAAGATGCAACCAGCAAGCAAATCACGCTTTCTGTTAGTGTATACGACTCTGATTTTGGCATGCTCAAGATCGTCAATGCTAATCCTGCTTGCACACTTGCTGGTACAGGTTACATCATCAATCCAAAGTATCTCGGCTTCAACACGCTGATCCCAATGGGTTCCAAGCGTCTTGAAGACCAAGGTGGTGGTCCTCGCGGCTATGTGGATATGACCGGAACGCTTGTCGTTAAGCACCCCGGAGCCTTTGGCAAAGTGACTGGTATCACCAATCCTGCCTAATCAACTGAGTTAGTAATAACAAAATAAGAATATTATTATGCCAAAATTATCAAACAACGAAAAAAGTCCATACACTGATGTCATTCGGCTTACCGCCGCTGATATCGCTGCTAATTCTGCGGCTATCACTGGAGGTACATACCGAATCGCAACGGTTCCCGCAAGTGGGTGCGTTACGCTTACGGTCATCTCTCGACCAGTAGCATTCAATGCTGAAGTGACTGCTGCTGCTGCCACTATCGGTATCACGTCTGGAACTGCTACCAGCTTGATTAGCACTGCTGCAATTGGCAGTACAACTGCTGCAATTGCACCGATCGGAACACATTCACTAAGCAACTATGCTGCCGAAACTCCGATCTTCCTCAAGATCGTATTTACTGGTGGTCCTCCAACTGCTGGCGAAGTTGTTATCGGGATGATTATCCACGATAATGCTCAATACATCAACTAACCGTTGACTCTGGCCGGGGAACGGGAGCAATCCTGCTCCCCGGCTTTTTCTTTTCTACCCAAACCTATGAACGCAATTTCAGAAGCCGCCATGAATTCCGCGCTCGTCCGCGAACTATGCTCGGGCCGAGCATTCGTCGAGCAGATGGCAAAATACCGAGAGACCGAGGCGGCAATGATCGCCCACCGAGACCGGCAGAATATTAACCACAAGAGCACACTTCGGAAACTCGTCGAAATCCCACAGAGGGAATACTTGCTCATGGGTCAGAAATACGGTAATGAGTGTTGGGACGACAGGGAGTTTGTGAAAGACTTCCAACGACTTGAGCCAGATATGGCTGTCAGCAAAATTTAATCGATGAAGACACGCACCTACGCCGACCTGTTTGACCTCGTACAAGCTCTGTGCGGCGTCGTGTTCGCCAACATTGAAAAGGACCGCATCAAGGCACTGATAAACCGCCGAGCACAGAAGGCGTACCGTGCGACCAACTACTGGACGCGATTCTTGCGCGTCGGAGAGGAAGTCAGCGTCAATGAAGGACTGATTGTTTATAGTGATTACACTAGTGGTGACGACATTGATACGTTCTTAAGAATACATAAGGATCGTCCGTATGGATTGGAAAGCGTTCAAGAATATGAATTCATCGTCAATTCCCTTGGTGCAAAAATAGTCATAGGGACGCTTAATCCATCATCTGCTTTTGCCACATACAAAATTCAGTTTAACGACAAATTCGGACCCAACACAAGCGCAGGAGAGTCGCAGGCGATCCCGGCTGAATGGTTCGAGTATCTTGCTCACGGCACCTACGCCGACTACCTCCGTGCTGAAGGGCAGCAAGAACGTGCTGCTCTGGCCGATCAGGAGGCAAATGAAATCCTTCAGGACGAATTGATTCGTCTCGACGAGCAGCACACGCAGACGCTGATCTCGAACCGAATTTTCACAAACTCAAACATGCAACTTCGCTGGTAATATGGCACACGCACTCGTATTAGGAGGAATGGTAGGTAATGCCACTGGACTAAACCCAGATGGTTTATCGCTCGATCTTCAATTTGCAGCGGATAAGACGCTTACTGCCCGCAAGGGGCCAACACCTGTTTTCTCAAGAGGAAGCACTGGGACGTTTGTTGGTAGCGATGGGCTGATCCAAAATGCCGCTGTTAACGCTGCACGCTTCGACCACGATCCAGTGACTTTGGCTTGCAAGGGGCTGCTGATTGAGGAGAGCAGGACTAACTTGGTATTCCCAAGCGAAACGCTAACCACCCAAACACGCACTGTCACAGCGGTAGCACACACGCTATCATTCTACGGGACGGGAACGGTTGTTTTGTCTGGCGTAGCCATAGCAACGGTTACGGGAACAGGAGCTTATCCAACTCGCACCACGCTTATATTTACGCCGACCGCTGGTAGTCTTATTTTGACCGTGACAGGATCGGTGACACAGGCACAGCTTGAAGCCGGAGCCTTCCCCACGTCCTACATCCCGACGACAACCGCAGCACTCACCCGCAGTGCGGATGTTTGCTCGATTACTGGTAGTGCTTTTACGGGTATGTATAACGCCACAGAGGGAACTCTTATCAGTGGTGGTTTAATCGCCAGTCTTGCTGGCAGTAATCGTGGAATGTGGGGAATAAATAATAACACTGGTTCACACGGATTTTTGACATATTACGATGCGTCTTTAGTTGGAGTTGGGACCCAATCAAGAAACACAACAGCAACAACATTGCTTCCGACTTTTGCAAATTCCGCAAACACTTCCTTCAAGCGTGGTCTTGCATATTATACTGGAGGAGGAAGCATATCCACAAACGGAGCATCCGTTACGAACACTGCTGCCGTAATATCAACTCAAACAATGTTGACGCTTCAGATAGGTAGTATGCTTGGTGGATCGTTTTATTGGTCAGGACATTTAGCATCCATCCGCTACTACAAAAAACGCCTGTCTAACGCAAAACTCCAAACTCTCACCGTATGATCGATTACCTCTTAAAATTTCCATCAAAGGAAACCGCGATCCAATTCGGAGCGTCAACCGGACTGGCATCTCAAGATAAGAATGGCGAATGGCAAGCCTCAACGGCAACTCACAACCACTGCCTGCTTGAGATCGGAGAATACAACGGATCGGATTACTGGATCCTGTATCGTGATTTCTCGCACATTGAAGTGCCAGCCGGAGCCGATCAGTTCATTTACTGGTGCAGTGAATGGACAACCGGAGAAGGAGATGACGAACATCCTGTTCCTCGTCCAATGGACGAAGTAATTTCTCCAACAGTATTTTGGGCTTAACAACAAAAACATATAAAAACAACAATTTCAGGTATCCTAACAATCATTAATAAATAATTCCATGTCTTTTATCAAATCAGTTCCATTCGCAAGACTTTTTCAGTATTCTGCACCAGATGACGAAATTGTATTCTTGTCTTCTACCGATGAGCAATCAACAGATTCCTCTCAGTTCCGAGATGCTCTTAATCTTAACTTTTTCACTTACAATCCAAGTGCACCTTTGAATATTGGTGTCGGCTATTTAGCACTTGCTAATATTACTACTGGAACTGGGAATACAGCTTTAAGTATTGGTGCTTTGAATCTTAATACCACAGGAAGTAGTAACACTGCTATTGGATCGTACTCTCTTTCATTCAACACCACAGGTGCTAGTAATACGGCAGTCGGTAGTGACGCTCTCTATAAAAACACAACAGGCTTTAATAATACTTCAACTGGGTATATTGCATTATATTATAACACCACAGGTGCTAGTAATACGGCAACTGGAGGGGCAGCACTTTGTTCAAACACTATTGGGTCTTACAATACGGCAACTGGAGTAAATGCACTGTATTATAACACAACTGGCAATGGAAATGTGGCCGTTGGTCACAGCTCGATGTACAATAACACTATTGGGTCTTACAATACGGCAACTGGAGTGGCAGCACTATATTATAACACTACTGGAAACTACAATGTAGCCTCTGGATTAAACGCTCTTTACGGAAATACAACAGGACAATGGAATGTTGGGATTGGTAATAATGCTTTAAGTGGATGCACCACTGGAGAAAGAAATTCTAGTCTTGGTGTTAACGCTTTGTACGAGCTTGTAACTTACGTCAACTGTTCAGGTATCGGTCATAATTCAGCGGTTAGTGCATCGAATCAAGTCCAATTAGGCGACAGCGCAACAACCACTTACGCATACGGCGCGGTGCAAGCCCGTTCTGACATCCGCGATAAGGCTGACGTGCAGGATACTGTATTAGGTCTTGAGTTCGTGAACGCACTTCGTCCAGTGGATTATAAGTGGGATATGCGTGAGTCGTACCGCACTGAAGCACCTGCAATCGTCAACAAGCCGTTTGAGCCAACCGCACCTGTTGCTCCTGTTGAACCTGCACCCGATGCCAGTGACTCCGAAAAGGAGAAATACGAACGCGATCTTGAATCCTTCACCCTGAAACTGGAAGAGTACGACGAGAAGCTCGCAGCGTATAACGCAAGTCTTCCTGCCTATGAGGCGTATCTCATCGAGAAAGATGAATGGCTTGAGTCGAACAAGCTCGGTAACATCACGCACGATGGCACTCACAAGCGTTCACGATTCCACCACGGTCTCATTGCTCAGGAAGTGCAGTCGTTGATTGCTGAAACTGGAATTGATTTCGGTGGCTTCCAAGATCACTCAGTCAAAGGTGGCGATGATGTACTGTCAATCGGTTACGAAGAATTGATCGGACCAATGATTAAGGCTATCCAACAACTGTCCGCTAAAGTCGCCGAACTTGAAAATCCTACAGCCTAATAAAATAACTTTATGAAAACAACAATCCTTGGCATTCTGACAATCATCGGGGCAGTCATCTCCGGTGCAACTCAATTCCTCAACGGAGGATCAATCGATCTCGTCTCAATCATTCCTGCCATCACAGCAGGCATCGGTCTCATCAAAGCCGAAGACTCGTACAAATAATGCACCCGACGCGAGCGACAGATGCCATCCTCGGTCTCGGTGCTACGTCACTGGGGCTAATCACCAGCGTGCAGGAGCAGTTTGAATACGGACTAAGGATCACATCGCTCGTGCTCGGCATTATCATCGGCCTGATATCCCTGTATCGAATGCTGCGTAAGATGAAATCAAAATGACCCTAGCAGAGAAACTGGTTCAAATCGCTTACGAGGAAATCGGCACCACCGAGGTCGGCAACACGAATTGCGGACCCCGGGTCAACCAATACAAGGCGGCGACCACTCTTCCGGCTGAAGAGCCGTGGCCGTGGTGTGCCGCCTTCGTGTGCTGGGTCGTCCGCGAATCGATGCGAGTCATCGGCGAGGTCGAGACCAAGACGTTCAGACGGCCACGCACCGCCAGTGCGTTCAACTTCATCAACTGGTCACTGGCACAGGACAACACGACATCGACGATGACGAAAAACCTTTCAGCGAAATCGATTGCTGCCGGTGATGTCGTCGTCTTCAAATTTTCGCACATCGGAATCGCGACCTCTGGGTGCGATGAAGATGGAAACTTCTCCACGATCGAGGGAAATACCGACAAGCAAGGATCGCGCGAAGGTGGAGGTGTTTTTGCCAAGAAGCGAAACCTGTCATTGGTCAAGGCGAGGATCCGATTCACCGTTTAATCAAAAAGAATGGCACTCAAGAAGTTCATCGTATGCGGCGACAATCATGGTGACCTTGTGTCGCATGAGTCGGTCAAGAAGCTGATCCAGTTCCGGGACGAGTGGATGCCTCGGGGTGGCCACATGGTGTGCGTCGGCGACCTGTTCGATATGGGGTCACTTCGCAAAGGTGCTTCTGACGAGGAGAGACAACGGGGGATCTCGGAGGATTTTCAAGCAGGCATCCGGTTCCTTGACCTCGGGTTCAAATTTTTGACCCTCGGCAATCACGACCAGCGTCTCTGGCAGGCCGCAGAGACATCCAGCAATGGGATACTCAAAGAGCACTGTGCCGACCTTGCAGAGGCAGCAGAGCGTGAATTCAAGAAGCGTAAAATCAAGTGGGTGCCGTACCACGTCGGGAAATACCTGACGTTGCCCGAGGGCGGTCCGAAATTCCTGCACGGCTTTGTTGCCGGTCAATACCCGGCCACCGGCATGCACAGCGTCTATGGTGACTGCATCTTTGGCCACGTCCATTCACCCAGCACCTTTAACGCAAAACGGATCGACGGCGGTCAGGCGTTCAGTCTCGGATGCATGGCAGACATTGAGCAAATGACCTACTGCGAGCGTCAGCCGGGCAGGCTGAAGTGGCGCAACGGTTTTGGTTTTGGCTTCATCTGCGAGAAGACCGGAAAATGGAATTTTTGGAACATTTCAAAAGACCCGGAGACGGGAGATTGGATATCACCGATGGGAATCCTATGAGTAAACTGAGCACCAGCACGAAAAAGGCGATTAGCAGTCTTGAATGGGCATTGGCTCATCACCGCGAGTTACCTCAGACCGATGATGAGTTTGACAATATTCAATTCGCGGAAACGCTTGGGATTACTTACGAGAGTGCCCGGCACAAGCTATCACGAATGGTGAGAAACGGGCTGCTTGAGTGCAGGAAGATCACTCAGAACGGCATTAAGCGAAACCTGTACAGCAAGAAGCTACCGTTGAATTGATCGATGGAATTCCTTTGCCTGTGGCGACACCCACAGACCGGCGAACCAATCCTTCAGCATCAGGCCAGACAGCGATTTGACGCGACTGACAGCGACGTATGCCTGCCCCGGTTCCCGGGCTGCGCGGATGTCAATCAGCGCGGCATCAAGCGTCAATCCCTGCGATTTATGGATGGTAGCCGCCCATGCGAGACGCAAAGGAAACTGGTAGAATTGAGCAGTGTTTTTCTCAGATGGATCAAATTTCCATGTGTTTCTTTTGATTCCGACCTCCCTGCCGTTGTCTAGGCGCACAGATACGCAGTTTTCCTGCACATCCGTGACGGTGCCGATCTCTCCGTTGGCTGCCAACATTCCTTCGGCGTTGTCAGGGTCGCGCAGATTGCACGTCACCATCGCCCGGGCACCGAGCTTCAGCTTTAACTCGTAGGGCGTGATCAAGTTCTTCTTGAGAAATTCCACGTCGGTTGGCTTGCCGCTTGTTTCGGCTAGAAACACATGCTCAGGCACCTCAAGCGTGCCGAGTTGGTATTCGTTCCACTTATCGACCTGAGTGTTGTGCGTGAATAGCCTGAGGATCGACGACTTGGGAAATACCGCCACCCGTTTCTTGAGTATGGCGGCACCTTCCTTGGTGACGGTCCCTTCTCGGAACTGGTTAAGGATTGAGATGAAATCTGGGTCGTCCTGCCGGTGGACCTGCCGCAGCGTGACGTGCTTGAATGCAAGGTCTGCCCAAACAGGCGATGCAAACGCCCAGTCGTACCGACCAGTCTTACTGACAGGCGGTAGCTGTAGGAAATCACCCACGGCAACCAATTGGATGCCGCCCATCGGTCGGTCGTCGCCTCTGACCTTGCGGCAGACGTAGTCAACAAACTCGAGGATCTTGCCCGGCAACATCGACACCTCGTCGATGATCAGGATGCTGGTGCCATTGATGCGTCCACTCAGCGCGTGCCAGTGCAACCCCTGCGTCTGCATGTACTTGTAGTAG